CGAACCCCCAGCACTCATCATCTTGGCCCAATCCAAAAAACATAACCTTTCTCTTATGGTAAAGCAGTTTGTCTACATCACCCAGCCTCATGCTCGTCCTCCTTCATCAAAGCGCCGCAGTTGGGGCAGTAGCTTGATTTGCAAATACCCCGGTTGTCAATCATCAAGCCCCATTCACCACATCTGGAACAGGCCCAGCCATTCGGATACTTGAAAAACCATCTCCCGTGCCGCACCTCCGCAACGTCGGCGGTGGGCTCTTTCAGCACAATATCAAACGTTTACCCAGGAAGAACATCAGCTCGCCTTTTTTCATCATACCCAAGGCTTTTTAAAATTGCCGCCCTCTCGATGTACTCCTTCATTCCTGCTCCCTCCTGAACTTCTCCAACTCTTCATCTGTCAGCGTCCGGTTATACGAAAAGAAGCCATCTCCTGAACAACGATTTGGACATGCCAAACACTCACATCTGTTGGCGTTGCTGGTTTCGTTTACTCTGAATGGACAACCATGATTAAAACAATCAACCATCCTGCTCCCTCCGTAGTGCGGCCTCAGTGTCCTCGGAAGTCCCTTCATGGATTCCGAGTACATGGCGCAGAATTTCGATTCTCCCATTCCTGTGCCCATTCCGATAGCCGGTTGTATATGTTTCCGTGCCGTCACCGTAGCAGGTAGAATCAAGTATAGAAAGCATCTGTTGCAGGTCAGAAACAGTGATATCCTCCAGCACCACGCACCGCCCCTCCTTGTCCGCCTGGGCCAGTTCGCGGAGGCGGTCAAGGTCGTACTCGTCGCCCAGGATGTCCTCGATGGAGGCGAGGCGGTCAATCACTTTCGGTATCTTGAGCACCTTCTGTTTCGGCGTTGCATTTTCGTTGTTGGCAATAGCCGCCCTTCCATCTGCTCTATATGTTGTCAGCCGCTTCATGGTCAGCCCTCCCCTTCAAATATTTCAAATACCATAACGGCATATGCTCACCTCTTCTTTGAACCGCGCCTTAGATACTTCGGCATACACTCAGCCCACGGGCCTAAAATGTGTTCCGCCTCTTCCAGCGCCTCGGTTTCATAGCTATGCGGCATCTCCTTGTCGCTGTTGACATAGGAAAACCACATCATGGCCAGTGCTCGCTTCACCTGCTCCAACTCCGCCCGCAGCTTCTCGTTTTCGGCCTCTAAGCGGTCCGCCCGCTGGTTCTCCTTGCTCCATAGGTCTTGCCCGCTTTCACCCAGCAGAGATTTCAGTCTCTTGTTTTCGGCCTGGAGCGTGGGGAGGGCGGTGACGGCTTCGTCAAACAATCCGGAATGATACCCCAGAGAACTTCCGTTACGCAATCCCCTTGCACTCAACTGCTCAATCAGATTCTCAATGTCCATCAGGTGTCCTCCTCCGCTGGCTGCTGGAGCCATTGCAAATATCCATCCTCTAATGGTTGCTCATAGAGTTCGAAAATAAATTGCGCAAGTTCCTCGTCGCTCATGGACCGGATACGGTCCGCGTTGGTGATGACCTTTTGTTTTTGGGGGCCTGTACAATCGTCAAACTCCATATAGTCTGGGTTGCAGTGTACGCAAACGCTTTTGCCGCAATCTACGCAAAATACGCCATTATGAAATCCAGCCTCCCAGGCCCATTCATTGATATTGCCATTTTCATCTCTTTCCCAATTGTGCTTCATGTGTCCTCCTCTCCCTCCGGCTAAAACAGCCGGTAGTTTAGTTCGTCGTCCAGAATTGACCAGCGGAAAACTTTATCATCCACATAGATCATCCCCTCATCCTCCAGTTGGAAGCGCCTGTCAAAGTCGTGAACTGTATGTCCGTCCGCCTTGAACGTCACGGGGCTATCCTTATCCCATTTGAGCATCAGCGCCCACAAATCCGGGTAGCTCTTCCGAAGAATCCTGAGCTGTCCTACACTCTGATTGTGGCAGAACCAGCATCCTCCACGGGTAGCGGTGGTGTAGATTGGGGATAGCAAATCGTTCTCTTCACACCATCGGCGGCAATCCGTCTCTGTCCATCCTGCCTCCACCAGAGGACTTTTCTTTTTGTCAGACAGGCTATGGAACCTATTCGGTTCGTCTGCGGCGATGCCGATGTACTGGACGGCGTCTCTCAGGAGCCGCCCTAGAACGTGTTGCTTTAGACGGCTATTACACCAAGGCCCTCTCTGATAGGGCCAGCCGTATATTTTCCCGCCGCGCTCTCCGTCGCCCTCGCAAATCATGTAGAACAAGTCCTGATAACAGCGCTTCGCCCTAACGTGCTCCACCTCGATTCCCCACCGCTCCTTGACGATCTTGTCGGCCTTGGACTTAAACTCCACCATCGGCGGCAGGTCGGCAGGGATGGTGTCTGTGGCCCAAACTTTGGCATGCACGATCCGGTCAAGTGGCCATCCAAGTTCCTCAATCGCTCCCAGACAAGCCAACGAATCCTTGTCAGCTAACCATAGCTGAGGCTCAAAATATGCTCAGGCATGGTTGGCGTCACCGTCCT